AGTTGCATAAGAAGTTTTTAGCCCAACATTATTTTGTTTAATAAAATTGTTTATTTCCGATTGAAGTTCCGTATCATTTTTTATTGAAACTGTAATTGGACTTTCTCCAAACTTTCCAATCTCATATTCTTTATAAAGAAATGAAACAATTTCATTTTCAATAAAAGCATAACCACTTGCATCACGATTAAAAGTATGAAAAATGTCTTGAAGATCATTAACATTTATGTTAAACATATTTGAATTTTTTTCCATGTTGCTATTTATATAGTTAAACCCAACAGAGTCTATGCTTTGTTGCTGCCATACAACATCATTAGATGTTGCATAAACAAAAGATGGAGAATTTTTAACCATTGGGTTTGTAACATTTTGTAAAGAAGGAGATTGTTTAACTTTAGGAATTTGATATCTTAAAGAAATTTTTCCTGGCTTTGCTTTATTAGAGATAGAAAATCCACCTTGTTTAATGTTAAAGTCTGAGACTGTTAGATTAGATGTGCTTGAAGATAAAATATTATGCAAACTTAAAAATTTCATAATTCCATATTCATCAATATATGCTCCAATTTGATAAGCAACAAATATCTTATTAAGTGTGTCTACAATAGTTGAGTCTTTTGAGTTGCAGTAAAAGTATGCTAGATCCATTGGATTAGCTTTATTGTTACAAACGTTGTAAAGAGAGTCATAGTCGTAATCTGTAAAACCAGCCAAATCAAGAATATTAGTGATTACATCAAATACGTTTTTTAAGTTAACTACATAATCAGGAACTGGGGTTGATTGGAGATATCTTGAGATATCAAAAGACTGAATAGAAACTGTATCTATATCTGATTCATCCCAAGAGTCTGAATAAAATACCCCTGCTGGAACATAGGCTGTTGTAGATGTTACGGTATTTGTAGATAAATCAGAGTACTCAAAAAGATTAAAATTAACATAAAACTTAATATTTTTTCTAAGAATACTTGAAAGCAATGTAGAGGCACTATCGCTTTGACTAGAAAAAACATTAACTATTTCATTATTATATAAAAGTGGTATTGCTGAAAGTGTTATGTTACAACTGTTTGTGTTCATTGAGGAAATAGGCAATAGATTATTTTGTCCGTCTAAGGATTTATCTATTGATATATTTTCAACAAAACTTGATAAATCTACTTCAAGTCTTGGAGAAACCTCAACAAGTTGCATCTTGACTAAATCACTAGTTAAATTAGCATTGTCATAAGAAGAAAATTCGGATCTGGTTGTTTTTGATATTTGTGATACAGATAATGATGTTAATGACATTGTTTGGCTTATAGACCCAGAACTTGTAAAACTAGGCATAGAAGACCACTTTGTTTTTGTCCATTCCGAGCCTGTGTAGTATAGAGTCAATAGACCTGTGGTAAAACTATCTGCGTTAGCTGGCATAGATATGGTTTCACTGCCGTCAACACTAATAAAAGAATTATTTACTTTTATTTTTATTGAAGGTATTGTTACTAGTGTATTAAACTTAACAATAATTTTGTTAGTAAGAATACCCTTTTCATATTTTGCCGTTATCATATTACTTGTACCATCTGAAACAAAATATTTATAAGCAGAAATGTCTGTTGGTAAAGCACTCTTTAGTGCTGGTACTGGGGAAGATGCTAGAAAAAATGACGGCATTTGCGTTATAGAACTTATTGGAGAATATACAGCAGATGTATAACCAGTTATTGTAGGTGAGGTAATTTTTCTATAATTAGAAGGAAATAAACAATTTATATTTCCAGATGGTACGTATGACTCACCTGGTCTAAAGTATGAGAAAACGCTATCGGTTGGCCAAAAAGATCCATACTTATAGTCCTCATAAGAGGTTTTGTATACTTCTGGTACCGTAAAATATACTATTGGATTATCAGTTATACCACTTAAAACATTAAAATTAACTCTATAAGTAAATGAAGATATAGTATCTCCTGATGCTTGCGATGTTCCAATGTATGTGGTAATTTTAGTCCACCCAAGAGAACTAACTTCTTCTTGGGTTGATCCGTATTGACTACTTGTTCCTTCGGCAAAAGCAGTAGCCATAATTGGCATAGAGTTATTTGTTTTTACATAGGTAATTATTTTATATGCTTTACCGCCATTAGCAGTAACAGAATATTGTAAAAAACCTTGTCCACTTGACATTGTAAATTTTTTAGTTGTAAAGTTAGGTTTTGATTCACCTGTGGTTGCAGAAGCTAGGGTACCCGTAGAAGAAGGCGATGTTAAGCTCATTGCTGTAATATCACCTGCAATAGTTACATAAGGTGGATTAAATAAGTTATGATTCCACTCAGCAGAAACTACGGGGACTAAACCAATTGAATCAGAATCATTAAAGATTGCAGAGTTAATGTTATCTAACACTAGATCTCCGTAAATTCAATACTTATATCTACATAGTCTGCTACTGAGGTTCTTTTTGAAAGAGTCTTTGAAAATGAGGTTATAAAAACACTATATGTTCTAGATCCCGTTGCATTTGTCGTAGATGTTTCTGTGTACGCCGTTTTAAAATTAGTGCCAGATTCGTCTGGAATTGCACCTAGAGCAGGGTCTGCATTAAGTTTAGATTCAATAACCTTAACATATATTGGGATCCCAGCGTTAGCATTATAAAATGATTCCATCCAAGCAGCGCCTTTATTGCCGTCTGCTGTCTCTGCTGTCTTTGTAGGCAAAAATGTCCAAGAAGTTGAAATGTTATGTTTTTTAGCAACTACATATTTTCTCATAGCACCATTGGCCATACGAGATGATGACTCAATTAGATCCACGTCTATCTGGATAGGTTCTCTATTATGGTCTGTTAGTTTGTACCAAGTTGATCCATTTAAGGATACCTGTATACCTGCTTGAATTTTATATACCATTACATCATCACCGCATTTGATTTATTATTTTTTGAGGTTTCAAGTTTAAGTTTTCTAATTACTTGGTTTGCTATTTCACTTGGATTTGAACTTCCACCATTTATAGTCATATCAATATTATACACTGCTCCACCCATTGAAGTGCTTGAATTTGATGTACCAACCTTTTGATTGTTAATTGCATCCATAAATCCAACACCATAGTTTTTAACTGAATCTGCTTTTACTATATATTCTCCATTAGATACACGAAGTTGTGGTAGTCCACCACTTGCAAATCTAGCAGCGATTGAGTCTGATGTTCCCGTGCCTGGACCTTTAATAAGACCACCCATGTAGTTGCCTTTTGCTTTTGCTTTATTTAATGCTGTTTCTGCATTAGTAACTCTTGCTCCAGCAGTTAATTCTGAGATTCTATTTTCTAGATCTGTTATTTTTTTATCAAGTGCAATAGATGCTGTTTCTTTATTAAATTCTGCTCTTTGGAATGATTTTTGTTGATCAATTATTGCAGCACCAATATAGTTACCTGAAATTTTTGCTTGAACTGCCTCTTGTTGCAATTGCATTAATTTTTGTTGATACTCATATTCACGTTTTACTTCGTCGGCAGATTCTTTAGATGCATCTCTAATTTTCTTTTTTTGCACAAGCTCTTGTTGAAGTCTAGCAATTGTAAGCTTTGCTTGTTTAGAAAGCACATCAGTATTTGTTCCACCAGCGCTGCCGCCGTCTTCAATACCGCCAAACATCTCTGCTAAAGTTTTTTGAGTTTGATCATACAATTCTTTAAAATCTTTTGATTTTGCGTATGCTTCAATTTGTTTAGCTAGGCTAGTTTTTCTCATTAAATTGTTTTTTTCAGCAAATGATCTAACTGCTGGAATACGAATATTGCCTTTTTCGTCACGCTCTATAGGTGTTGTTTGCATTACAGCATTTGCTAACATTATTTGTCCAGCACTTAATTTTGCCGCTAGTCCTGCAGATTTGTAGACTTCTTTAATTTGATTAAGTCTATCAATAGCATCTTTATTTCCACTATTATTTATTGCAGTACTAAGTGCAATAACTCCAATTTTTGCATTAAGCGAAGAAGCATTTACTCCGTCTATTCTTTGTTTCATTTGATCAAAAGTAAGTGATCCATTACTAGTAATACTAAATATATTTAACAATTGATCTGCAAATGCTTTTTGTACTGCAGTTAATTCTTTATATGATTTTGCAAATTCTCCTGCAACATTTACATTATATAAAAATGAATCACCATTTTTTTGAATTAAAGTATCAAGTTTGTTTAAACTTTTAGTTGTAGCTGTTTGAGCATCAACAACATCTTTAGAAACAGACTGCCAAACCGCTCCAAAATCTTTTGTTCTGTTCGCAGCGGCAAGTAAAACTTGTACATATTGTTGTGCATTTTTTGGATCAAGTCCACCAGTTGCAATTGCTGAAGTAACTTGTGATCTAATTGAACCTGTAACACTTTGTAGATCAGACTTATTAGATGATATATTTTTAATAAATTTTGATATTGGGTCATCTTCTGGAAGTGCTTTAATAGAAGCAACCATATTTTGAATTTCTGGAGAAAGAAAACCTAAAGAATCTTTAAGGGTTTTTGAAGAATCGGTAATACTAGTTATTTTTAAACTAGTGTCTAAAGCAGTATCGCCAAACATTTTAATAACTTCTGTACTTGCTGTAAAAGTTGCTTTTACTGTAGCATCATGTTCTTTTTCTTTTGATATAAGTGTAACTAGTGCAGAAGAAACTAATCCTATTGCAGCCCCTGCTGCAGTACCCCAGGGACCAAAAAGCATACCCATATTAGCACCAGTCATGGTAGATTGAATAACTCCTTTACCAGCAAAGTCTGGCATGGATCCAAGTGCCATGTTTGCACCAAGGAGGCCAAGACCTCCACCAAGTCCTCCAACCCTACCCATTCCTCCACGCATTCTTCCTGCTACTGAAGTGTTTTGTGCTTGTGGTCTAGGGATTACTGATAATTCTTGTGTTCCCGCAGGAATTATAGGACCAATTGGGGCAGGGCCTTGTCCTCTTGTTGCACGTCGTGCTCCAGTTCTGGTTCCATTTACTGCTGTTGAACTTAATTGTTCTGCTTGTGTCTTAACATTCTTTTTACGCTTTTTCATTCCAACTTCAAGGCCACGAGCAATGTCTTCACCAATTGGAATTGTTTTTTTAGAAGGAGATGCAGTACCTGCTGCTTTAGCTGCAGATTTAATTGCGCCATTTGAAATTTCTGCTGCTTGCCCGTTCATAACTTGTGCAGCTTTTGATACAGATCCTGAAGCCATTGGATTAGCTTGCAAAGATGCAATGTCTGTCATCTGTGGTTTAAATACGTGACCCATCTGTAAATCTGCTGCAGAGTTTCCAGTCATTCTTTCATATAGAGTTTTAACTCCAGGTCTGATTGCTGTGTAAGACCTTGTTCCAAATAGTTTAGTTTGAAAAGCTCCTCTTCTTCCACGAGATGGGTTTGTTTCTCCAGGTTTTCTTGCCTCTGTAGGAATTGTTCCATATACATCTGGATCTAATCCAAAAGTTTTTCTTACAACTCCTCGTTCTGCCTCAGATGCTATCTGGTTAACTTCTTTTTCTACCGTTTGTCCTGCATTTGTCCAAGCGCTAGCAAATCTTTCATTACTATCTTTTATGTCTTTATATGTTGTATCAAGATCTAAGTTTAATTTATCAACAAAAGACTTAGTAAGGTTTTCGTATTCTTTTGCAATAGGATCAAATTTTCCTACACGTATATTTGATTGTGTTGGAGCAATTCCTCTTGACTCACCAATTCTTGCTATTAGGTTTGATAAAACAGAAGGGACGTCTGTTGCTCCTGCTTTTTGTTTCATATTTTCTGTTTTGTTTTGTAGTCTCATTGCAAATTCTGGAAATATTGGAATTTTTCCATTTGCAAAACCTGGAATATTTCCAGCAACTAGTCCTGCAACCATTCCTGGATATTTTTTTACACTTGCTGCTGGTATTACTGCTTCACCATTTGAAACCATTGCTGGAATAGAATCTGAAGTACCATTTCCTGGACCAGTGATAATTCCACCATTTGCAAGTTTTCTTGGAATTCTCATCATTCCAGGATTGATCGCTGCAAACCTTGCTCCTGCTGCTGCTGCTGATTGATATGCAGCAATAAGTTTATTTAATTCTGCAGTCTCAACTGTAAATTGTTGTGTGAGTCTTGCATGTGACTGATTAAGTGAATGTGCTGCGGCAGCTGCTTCTAGTTGCTCGGTTGTCATGTACTGTGTTTGTTCACCAAGATTTTTTGATTGCCCTGTTAAATTTTGATAACCAGTACGAAGTGTTAAGAATAATTTCATTATATTTGCAACACCGTTTGCAAGTAAACCAAAAGTCATAAGTAGTATTGGTCCAAGACCACCAATAACAGTTACCATTACGGTAATTGCTTTTTTAGTTCCATCGGAAAGATCTGCAAATCTGCTTGCAATTTTTGAAACAAAGTCAAGAACAGGAGTTACTGCTTCTAGAAATGCTTGTCCTACTGGAATTATTGCAGCCTTAAGATCTTCAACAGATTTTTTAAATTTATTCATTGATGAATTGGCTGTAATGCCTAATTCTTTATTTGATAAAGATGCAAGTTCTTGTACCGATGATCCTGCTAAATCTAAAACTCTAGAAGCTTGTGTTCCATCTTTAGTTACGTTTTGAAATAATGTAGACAAACGAGCAAACTGAAATTTACCAAACATCTGTTCAATGGCTCTGGCCCTCTGTAAAGGTGCAAGAGTATCAAGTGCTTGAGCAAAACCAATTACAGTAGCTTTTAGATCGCCTTTGTTATTTTCTACAATACCATTAATATCAATGCCCAGTCCCTGAAACATTGCTCTTGCTTTTGTACTTGGATTAATTAATGATGCAAGGCCAGACTTAAGTGCGTTAGCTCCTTCTGATGCATTTACTCCGCCTTCTTTCATAGCAGTGAGGAAGAATGCTAAATCTTTTACATCTCCACCAAGTTGCTGAATAATTGGTGCAACTTTTGGAATTGCAATTGTTACGTCGTCAAGAGATAAAACAGTCTGGTTTTCTACTGCGTTAAGAAAATCAATGCTATTGGCAAGATTGGCACTTGAAGTTCCAAATGCATTTTGTAAAGAAATTGTAGTTTGAAGAGCCTGTTGATTATCAATTTGTCCAAGGACCGATAGTCTTGTTGCTTCTGTTGTCTGGCGTTGTAGATCTAGCCCTTTAAAGCCTGCTGCAGCCGCATCAGCGGCCAAACCAACAGTATCTGCAACTGCTATACCATATTTAGTAAACTCGCTTGCAAGGGCCTGTACGTCTGCTAGAGCTTGTTGTGTTTCTTCTTGTGGAGTAAATAAATCTCCATATACCTTTTTAAATTTAAGTGCTTGTGCTTCCATCTTCATAAAGGCTTGGGATGCAGCAGAGCCAACAGCCATAAGTGGCAGGGTAAAACCAACCATTAACTGACGTCCAGCCCACTGTGTATTTTTACCAAAGTTTAATAGATTAGTTGAACCTTGCTTCATTAGCTGATTAAACAGTGCTTGTTTCTGTGCAGCAATTTGAGTCTGTGTTGCAAAGTTACCCATATCTAACTGATTAGGAATAATAGCAATAGCTTTCATTACTCCAGAAGCATCTCTGCCCATCTTAATGTATTGGGTTTGAAGTTTCTTTACCCGATCTTCTGCTACCTTGCCAATTGTGTCATACTCTGATTTAAATAATCTACCAAATGTTTTTGTAGATGCTCCAGCATAACGGAAATATTCTCGCATTGAGAACTTGTTCTTTTCAAGAGAGCTAGTAAAAGACTCTGATGTTGTTTTTACATTGCGGAGTTCTGCAGAAAAAGATCCAATAGCATTTACGCTACTAAGAAAATTTCTCTGCAGATCCCTTTGTGCAAGTGCTGCTGCTGAACTTGATTTAGCTATTGAAGAGTGAAACTGAGATATCTGACGTTGTAGGTCCTTAAGTTGGCCCAATGCTTTGGACGTGTCAATATTTACGCCAATATTAGCATTTACATCAGCCATGCATCACCTCTTTTAAGTTTTATTATTCAAATGCAAGAGTGTTTGCTACAGATCCAAGTTCAATTCCTGATGCTGCTTCAACAATCTTATAGACCGTAGGAAGATCAAGAATTTCTTCAAGTGCTTCCAAGTCTTTTGCCAATTCTGGCTTGTACTGCTGCATAGCAATTTGAACACACTCAACAAGAAGAGTCATTGACTTTTCATTGTTATCCGCCACCGCTGCTACTCCTTCAAACTTCTTCATGAACGGGCGAAGCAAAGAAATTTTAAGAGGTCTAACCTCAATCTTTGTCCCATCAATGAGAGTAAGTTCGTTCCCCTCGTGTACTTTTGTTGCCATTCGTTCCTCCTATGTAGGCTTAGTCAATTATAGCATAACGGAGGGGTCTCTAGCGTCTTCATAATCAAGACCCATGTTAATTCCAAAACCTGCAGATGATGCTTTAGGTCCTTGAAAAGATAGAATATCATTTGAATCATTTGTTTGACCTTGGCTAAATACTCTAGCCTTCATGTCTTCCCATTGCTTTTGTCCTTTATCTTGTTCTCCTTCAAGGTCAACTCCTTGAATGGCTGCCAAGAATTTCTTTTCCTCATAATCTAATTCTCTTTTGCTTTCTATGGTTGCCAGTAGTTCGGGCATAGAAAGAGATATTTCTAGTTCACGATAGTCTTTCCATATGCCCAATAAAAAAACTTCGGACTCTAATTTAGCAAGATCAAATGTATCCCAAGTTACTCCATTTTCTACTGCTTGATCTTTTACTGCTTCTTCTGATTTATTGTTTATTTTTATACCGCCTGCAATATCTAAAACCTCATATATGTTTGGAAGGTCAAGGTTGTCCTCAAGGTCTTCAGTACTTCTAGATATAGAAGGATAATATTGTTTCATGGCTATTCTTGCACATTCTGCTAATAAGCCAATTGCTTCATCATCATTTTTAGCAGTACGAACTAACTGAAAAGCATCCATAAACTCACGAAGGTATTTTATCTTTAAAGGCATTGCCTCAATTTCTCTACCATCAATGAGTTTAATTATTTTGTTATTATATATTTTTGTAGCCATAGAATTCAATTTTATCATATAGAAACAACAAAACCCACTATTTTCATAGTGGGCTAAGTCGTATAATTTATGTTAAATTATGATGCTGGTGTCCAGGTACGATCTACGATCTTACCATATGAACCAGAAACATCTTCTGGAAGTAGACGGAATGAAACTTCAAACATTGAAGCCTCATCACGCTTTGCAGATACTGTAACATTTTCAATTGAAAGTGCACGGTATGCAACATAGACTCGCTCTACATAAGCAGAGTTATCGCAATCGCCTGTGCCAGGACCAACAGCAACAATTCCACGCTCTACTGGACATTCGCCAATAGTGCCTGCAGAAAGGTTGAGAGTACGGCCAGCTGATTGTGACTTTGTGCCTGAAAGATTTGAGTCTGAGTATGCCAAAGACAATAGAAGATTTTCTAGTGTAGCTTCAGCAAAAGCAGTAGCTAGATTAACTTGCATTCCCTGCTTGTAAAGTTTTGCAACGTCAAGAACCTGATCTACTGCAACCTCACCAAAATCTGGTTGGAATTGTAGCTCAAGACCATTCATTGTGTATCCGACATTTGTGTAATCTGCATCATCTGAGAGGGTAGTCTTATATGATTCTGATCCTACAAGTGGGGTATCTGTAAATACGTCTGCGTCAAGTGTTGTATCTGCTATAAAAAGAGCAGCTGCACCAACGATAATGTTGGTAGATGTACCACGACTATATGCCATATTTTCACCTCTTTTTTCTAAATAGGTTTATTAAGTTGTTTGGCGCTTGTTTCCTCAAAATTAATTATAACAGCATTTTTAAGTATATAGGGAATCTTTTGTATGATAATCATACTCAATAATTAGTTTACCCCGCCAGTTAAACTTGACAGATCCTAGCTCAACTAGGTCCCTAGTCTCATCTACTTGGAAAACCTTAAAACGATGAAAAAATACATTTATAGGAGGTATTTTATCGGGATTTTGAATAAGCCATAGATTAACATCTTCTGCGGCTGCATCTTCTCTATCTAGGGCTTCTGCAATTATTCTTGCTATATTGAATCCCTGAGCATCATCCGAAGAGTGAATGGTATAAACCAATTGCTCTCTTTTATGTCTATACATTGTGTCTTGTCTATATCTAGCTAATCTATCATATGCTATTAAAAATGCATCTCCAGTTACAGTGATTTCTCCAAATAGGTCATCTAGGTTGGTGGACTGTACTGGAACTATTGGATCTATTCCCTCAATACCCGTAACTATTCCAAAATCTTTTAACTGAGCAATAATATATTTATTGATAAAAAGAGGTGGAAACCCTGTTTCAGTGGCTGCGTTAAAAGTCATGGTTCTATTCTACTCCCATATGTGCATTTGCTATCCATTTAAATCCAGTGTTAACTCCAACAGCCTTACCAGACTTTGATCCTTTTTTAATGTTTTGTTTATAAAGAATTGGATTATTTATGTAAGACTTTAATCCCGATGATGCTAAAAATGATTGTCTAAAATAAACGTTAAAAAATTCATCAACGGCACGTTCAAAGGATCCTGAAACGTAGTCTCCTCCAGGATTGTCAATAGTAATATCATTGCTTGTAAAAACGGTTTCTCCGTTAGATTCAAATACTAAAACTTTTGATTTCTTGGGAGATATTTTTACTGGTATACCATCTTCCATTATTTTTGCTTTATTATAAAAAGGTGTTGATGATCCCTGAGACAAGGAACTTGACTGTTTAAATGTTGACATAAAGGATAATCCTAAATTGCTTACAGTATAATCAAAGTCAAAAAGTCTAGCATTAGGACTTCCAGTTTTATACCATTCATAAATATGATGAAGTGCTTTTGGGTTTGATCTTGCTTCAGCATCAACGTATTGTTTTAATACTAAAATTGTGCTTTTACCAAGATTTTTTAAAAAAACACTTTTGCCCTTTTGAGCACCATCTAAAAACCCAATAGAATAATTTGCTATATTTAAAATAGATTTTTCAAATTCTTTAGCATTAAGAGAAACTCTCATTAGTCACCAACTGTCTGATTTTCTGATCTACGCCACATCATGTAATAGTATTCAATGCTTTGTAAGCCACCAATAAAAGGTTCTATTGTGGCGAGTTCATAGATTGTTCCTCTGCCATTTCTTGGTCCCGCAGTTTCTCTATATACAAGGTTATCTTGTGGAAGCCTTATATTTGTTATTAATACGTTTGTTATAGCATTATTATCATTTTTAGAAGAAGTTCTAATATCAGTTTTAGATCTTGCTACTAATTTTCCATCCGTCTGAAGAAATATTGCAGGACTCATTTCTTCCTGAGTTCTTTTTGTAATTGGCTGGGCATTGCATGTAATTGTTTTATCAAATACCCAATCTTTTATTGCCTTGCCATATTCATTTTGTTTAATTATTGCATAATAAACATCAGCAAGCATTGGGTACATAAAGTCTGGTTTATCACAATTCATCACAGCATCCCAGGTGTACGCAAATTTGTAATGTATTTATCAAGAATAATATCAACTAGAATGTTTCCAGTTCCAAAGAACTTAGATGAGTCATATTTTAGTTTAAATTGATCTGTTTCATATTCACTAACATAAGATTTGTAGTGATCCATTCTTCCGCACTTAAGGTCATCAATCATCATTCCTACTGCATCACGTACATCATTTGGAATAACTTTATACCCTGAATCATAATCAATTATATAATCAAAACCTTCTGGAAATGAAACTGCTGTATTTTTTGTGTTTGTCCACATGTTGTCATAATTTTCATATGGTGCATATGTATAAAATGAGTCTGACCCTGCATCTCTATACTTAAGTGGTTTTCTTTCTGCACGATCTTTTGATTCATAGTAAGATGAGTCTGTAGGAATTTTAACAATTGCAGTTCTATCTTTTGTAACTGCATAATCAAATCCATTTAGAGCTGGTCCATCTACTGTATCTGTAATGTCATACACAAGTTGCCCATTTTCATAAACTTGATTAATCTTATAAATTGTTCCCCAAACAGGGATATAATCAGTTCCTTGACCAACAACCTCAAGAATTTTCTTTTCAAATGTAAAGCCTCGGTTAATTAATGAATCAACAATTGCTCTAGCAATACGTTCATTATATGTTGCTTCTGCAATTTCTGTTGCAGTTGTGCCTAGTGTATTTGGATCAACATATGGTCTAATAATACTAAGAATGTCTTGAACAAGAATATCTTCTTCGGAATCTTCAAATATTTGTACCGAGTAATCGTGATCATAAGTAATAAAATCACCCGTCAAAGTAAAAGTAATCTGAGAGTTTGCATCAGATGTGATTGTTTCAGATACCTCAATTGTTTTAGGGGCATTTTCAATAGTAAACAGGTAGTCTGTATCTGGTAAAGGAACGTCATACTTAATCTCAATAGGGTATGGTGGGAGTCTTAGAATTATCATAATTATTTACCGTAGTACTTTGCCACTTCTTGAGGTGTCGCTGTGCGAACCTTGTTGTGGGTAAGCCACTTTTCGGAAACCTCCTTGGTTACAATGTTATAGCCTTTTATGATTTCTCCAACACCATTCCAGAAAATATTACGTTCTGAAAAGAGTGCTACTTTTTCATTAATTAGCTTTTCTGCTTTTGGGTTTACTGTTGACTCTTGTTTTGGAGTCCAACTAGAAATTACTTCAAGCATGTGAACTTTTGTTGTTACCCCAAACAAATCAATGTTATTTTTCTTTGCATAAGACTTTATTTCCATAACAGTCTTTTTAGATAAATCTTCAATAATAGACATTAATTCCTCCTATGTTATTATACCAGAATTAGCGTCGTCTTCCTCTACCAAAATTATTTTGCATTGGTAAACGAATTCCATTTGGTGTTCCCGATGGATTTACAGCATTAGGTCCCGATGTTTCTCCAAGAGTTGCTCCTGAAGCTCCAAGTGTATTAACTTGTAGACCACTAGATCCCATAATAATAACACCTGGATTTCCTAATGTAACAATTGCTCCTTCGCCATTGTGACTATGATCAATTGGTTCACCTGGATAAGACATTTTATTCTCCCTATAAATGACTGAAGGGAACGGCTTTTACACCGTTCCCCAAGTCAATCGTTTTAGCGATTATGAGTTATTTGCTGCTGTTGCGTATGCAACTGCGTCAAGTTCTTCCCATTGTAGACCAAAGCGGACGAATACTGTGTATTCAATTGTGTCCTTCTTTGGTTGGTAGAAACGGTTTACAGTGATATCACGTTGGAATCCCCATACACGGTTCTGTGGGAATGTAAGATCTACATATCCTGCAGGGTAGTAAGGAACTTCTTGGACTTCAACACCGAGAACACGAGTTGTACGTGCTCCACCAAATGTCTGAGCATTGCCATCAAGGTATGCTTGACGGTTTGCAGGTGTACCTGCTGGCTTACCAGCAAATGCTTCTGCGATTGCATCAGCCAATGTACCATTATTTTTAATGATACCCTGGAATGCGTCTGTACCAGCATAGAACTTAAGATTGTTCTTGATTGCACGATACTTACGTGGCATTGCGAGGATAATGTTTTGCATAACCTCTGTTGTCCATGCGTTGTCAGCAACAGTTACCATTGACTCGTGTGAGTCTCCGCCCTGTACTTTTTCAACAAAGCCTTCCATGATTGAAAGGAATGATCCTGTTGCACCGTCACCGTTGATCGCAAGATCTTCAATGTCGTTTGCAAAAGCATTTGTCATCAAACGTACGAGATGGTCTTCAAGAGCGCCGCCTTCTACGTTATCTTCTAGTGCTTCTGTTGATACTTCCCAGTCAAGACGAATCTTCTTTGTAGTCAATTCAACCTTTGAGAAAGTTGCGCCTGCATTTGTAAATGTAGGGTCTGCTTGTGCTGCTGCACGAATTACACGCTCACCAACGTTAACTTTTTCAAGTTCCATTGTATTTGCTCGCATTGTAACTCTACGTCCATCTTTAGCGAGAACTGTAGCATCCCACACATAATCAATGAAGCGACGTGCTTGTTCAGGCAATAGGATTCCACCTGGTGTGCCGACAGGGTTAACTGCGTTTGCACCTGATGTTCCGTAATTTGCTCCAGCAATATTTCCTAGAATGCCTTCACGACCACTTACGATGGTTGCGGGAGCACCGTCTGAACCTGATGCTACTGCACCTGATCCATCATGACCATGACTAGTTGTAGTTCCTGGATAGTTTTTTACGATATCTTCTGACATATTGTTCACCTCCTAGTGATTTTTTATGTTAGTTATATAGGTCGGAGAATTTGAGGAAACGTCCGCCCCATAGGGATTTTTGAATTGGACTTTCATCCATTTCCTGCACGATCTCGCCAAGATCGCCAGACTTGCGGAAAGCGGTGTCCTTTTCTACGGAATCAACTCTCTTTCCAATTTCGTTAAAAGTACCCTTGATCTGATTTACATCAGTTGTTGTGGCATCAAGAGACTTCTTTATATTAGCAACTTCATCACTAAGTGACTTAAGTGTTGCTGTTAGATCGCCAAAGGCATTAGTAACAGATTCCTTGATGTCTGTAATTGCATCAGCAATTACTTGATCAGCCTTTGCAGCATCTTCTGCTGCTGGTGCTTCTGGATTCTGAATTGCATCTTCTACTGAAGATGTAGCACTATCATCAGCAATTGAGTCAGACTTTTCTGCTTCAGCAACTGGTGCTTCTGCTTCTGTGACTGCTTCTACTGCTTCTATTGGTTGTGCCTCTGGAGTGACCTCTACTGATACTGCTTCTGCTTCTGCAACTGGTGCATCCACTGTTAGTGTATCTTCTGACATAGGGTTTACCTCCTTTGTAATCTTAGATGTATTAATGCCTTTAGCACTATCAACTAAGAACTTTATCATGTTTGCTTTATCTGAGTCATTTTTTTCTACAAAACCAATGTTTTTCATTTCGTTACCGTTTACTGGGCTAACGTATGTCTCTTCATCAGAAGTTAGAACAATGCCTGTTTCTTCATCATAAAAAACATTTTCTACAACTACATCGGCAAACTCACCTTTAATAACATCTACACCGTCAACTTTTTCAACTGACATAATACTTGCAAATTGATTTGCTGGTGAATCTACTAAAGATAGTTCTACTAGATCATAGTCTTTAATAATTCTAATTGCTTTATCAAGTTCTTCATTATATGCATCATCCCACTTATTCATTCGTCCCCCGATTGAAAAACCAGTGTATGTTCCATCAAGAACTTTTTCCCATGCGTCCTGTGCACCTTTGGAAATGTATGTAGAAACATAAACTCCCTTATAAAATTTCTTTGTTTCTGGATCAAAATATTTTTCTTCTTTAAAGTTAAGCATTTTTCCAACTGCTGAGGGCTGATGCATTTCACGTATGTTTCCACGGAATTTTGCAAAAGCACTCATAGATGCTTCTGTTGTAACAATGTCATATTGTTTATCAACATTGTCAAGAGATGCAAAACCAGAGACAATTCTTTTCTCAATGTCTACTTTTCCAAAGGGCATTGAAAGGCGAAGGCTGTCGCCGTCAGTGGTCCAAAAAGCTTTATTTATGTCCATATCGTATTCCATTATACCAAATATTTATAGAGTTTTCTCAATTATTGAGATGCTCTACCTTCACCCTTCGGATTGCGTCCAGATACAGTTGCAGAGCTATCAGATTGGTTATTTGTTCGTTCAGAATCTCTAGAACGATTCCCATTTGCTCTTGAATCTGCAGCCTGTCTTGGACTAAGTTCAAGTGGAGTATCACCGTGATCTGCTTGAGGAAGGTCTAAGATTTCACGTGCTTCATTAGGAAGCATAATTTGATTCTTTACATAACGCTCAAGAATTTGTGACTGTGCAATCTCATCTGTAAGTGTAAGTTCATTAAACTTAAACTGAAGAATGTCTGTTTTTTCTTTAATAATTTTGCTAATTACTTTTTCAAGATGCTGTTGTTCTGGACGAGAAACCTGCTCTTTAAATGTACGATCTTGAGCAAGAGCTGCAGCAATAGCACCTGAGTCTGAACCACCAAGTTTAGAAATTGGAACTTGATGAGCAATTAAAATATCGTCACGATTTTGCTTTCGGTACTCTTTAAATGAACCATCCTGAATACCATTTTCAATTGGCTTCATTTCAAACTCAACTTTAGAATGATCAGTATCTCCAGGAAGAGGAATGTAAAGTGTTCTATGTGATTGTGACTTCATTCCTGTTTGCAAGAATCTAAACATTTTATCTTCAGCGTCTGCAGATAACTTTGCACCCTTAAGAGTTATAACATATCTTGGTACCGCTTTATTTTCAAAATAATCAATATTATATTGTGATGCAAGCTGATCACCAATTAATGATGGAAGGGCTGCAATAATATCAGGTACACCGTAATAAGTATTTAAAGGTGAATAATCTTTAAAGTGAATAATTTCATTTGGACGATTATCTTCTGTTAGTGGGTTTTGATTATTTGCAGCAAAGTTACGGAAGTAAACAACTTTTGGTCCAATGATTTGAACAAAACCATCACGAAGGCGACGGACACGAACTGTTGTTGAAGGAATATGTCCAACATATCCAATCTCTCCAGTTATGGTTCTTCCAATTTCCATGTAACCATTTCCAGTTGCTTGAAGATCTGTATAAATTTTTTCCATTGTTCGTGTAAAACTATCATCATCGTTTAATGATTCAAGCCAATCACGTATTTCTAATTTAGCTCTTTCAATACGATTACGAGCACGAAGAGTTGCACCTGTATCTGAATTGTTTTCAAGACTCATCATTGTTCTATCTGTGACATCAAAACGATATCCAAGACCAACAACATTTTCTACCTTTGCGTCAATTGCGGCATGATTAGCAAAAGATGTATCATAAAAATTAGCAAGTTCATACATATTATAAGGCGGAGTAATTACATCAAATAAGCCATAGCCATTGCGGTAAACCAAACCAGGATTAATTGCTTTAGATCCAGAATCTTTGATGCCTTTTGGATCAGCATTTGCTGAACTCAAATATGAATCACTAAGCAAATTAATATTTGCATTTGTAGCAAGATAACCTTCTTGGGTTACTGCTTTATTTACTTGTCTTGTAACACGGCGTTTAAAGTTTTCTTCAATTCCCGTCAAAGATTTTAATTCGTCCCAAGATTTATTAAATGGATCACTATTTTTAAACTGACTTTCTGGTTTATCTGTTGTTCCAAGTCTTGCTTCTAGGTAATCACTGTTACTCATCAAATGCACCCTTTCCTGCTTTATTAAGAGTTTGCTGGGCTGCATGCCACGCACCTAAATCGTTCATTGAAGGGATTAGTCCAGACTTCATACGATCTATTTGTTCAGAGTGTTCCTCTTCTGAAATACGAGTAAGGCCTGGAACAAATACTGCTTCTCCATCGCCTTCATCTCCATAGTGCTTTGCTGCTGCTTTAAGTTCTGCAATTTTTGCTATATCATTACGCATTGACTCAATGTTGAGTACGTTGCCTTCTCCGTCAGTAAACCATTTTCCAGTTGACTTTTTATACACATATAGACCCCAGTTATATTTTTTTTCTATAACCTGTCTGCGTACATTTTTGACAATTGGTTGGCCAGTTTCGGGGTTGATTAAAGAATCCATAACCATCAGTATACCATATTCCTAAGAGATAAGTACTTAAATAACCAGTATTTTAGTACAACTTGATTTCACAAGCATCTGTAGAACAATATTTCTCAGACTCAGCATCAAGGTTATCTTTACCATCATAAATAGCAGACCAGTCAATTTTGCCAATTGTTCCTACATATGCATTATATTGTTCTCTTGTAATCTCCGTATATGGTTGCTGTGGATAGGTTTTATTCCCCATTGGAAGGAATGAAACAGCCTTTAGCTGGCCCTCATACATATTAAGGGCTGGAGCAATAAATTTTGTTTCTTCTTCTTTGTCAAATGAAAGTGTCACAGAGACACCATTATCTGACCAGTACTTCTGAGCAGTTGCTGCCAAACCAATTTTCTCAAACAAACTAACCTGCTTTTCTGCACGTTTGTGTCCAGATGCAACTGGGAAATATACTACCTGTGTATTTGCTGATACAAGGTCTGGTTCAACTTTATACCCCGCTGCTTTGAATAGGTGAAGCATTGGATCTTGGTCTCCAAAGCGAATAGCTCTAAGATAGAACTCTCCACCAGGACCCCAGTGAACTCCAGGGGTAGCACCAGAGAGAAGTGAAACAGATCCTGATGGCTTAACTGTAGTTACACGAACTGACTCACGAACACACAACCATTCTGAATATGAATGATCATATTTACGGATTGTATTATATCCTTCATCCATCCATTCACGAATAACAGGAAGACCATATTCATCAGCAAAAGAAGCAATGCCTGTAAGAGATGTGCCAATACGACGATTGCGTTGCATAATACCATTTGTCTGTTGCCAATGTGTAGGCATTAAAGTTACAGTTTTTCCATAAAGATAAGCAAACTTTAATGTCTTTAAAAAGTCTTCTTTAGATTCATGGCGATTAAGATGAACTTCAACCAATGTACATAGTTCATAACTTTCTAGTGGCTGTTCAGCACAAGGATTAAAACCCATGATTCTAGAATCTTTATAGTCTGGTGCATCTGCAAGACGACCATAACTACGTGCAACATCTAACCAAATAAAACCTGGTTCTCCATTATCTGCAATTAAATCTACATAGTCTTCATACTTTGTTCCAACTTCAGCAGCAATAGAGTTATTACTCATCCATGCCCACCCTGGTTTCTTTGGATCATATGAATTTCTTTCTGCAAATACCTCGGGATTTTTAAGATTAATAAAATCTTGATCTTCTGGTGTACCAAGTGCAAGGGTAGCAGAACGACGAACATTTCCAGAAACAACACATGTACCAATAAGATTTACAATATCTACAATAGCACGGCTATCAAAGGCATCCCCTGCTCTAGAACCGATTACATTACGAATACGTGTATGGAGATCAATAAGTGGTGCTGGACCGCTTGCTACCCCGCCAAAGCCCTTAATAGGGGCACCTAGAGGACGAATGAGGTCATAGGTAAACTCTTGAATAGACTGGTTTGCACGAAGGAATGAATTAATAAGTAATCTAACAGACTCAACCCATCCTTCACGAGTATCTGGGATTTCATAAATAGATGCTGGCTCTGTTGGAGCATAGATAGACATTTGCTTGTCTTGACCAAGGGTATCAAACCCTACACCAATACCTAACATTAATGCATCCATTACCCAAGCAAAAAGAGCACCTGGATCATTACGATCAATGTCACGAGTAGAGACCATTGCACAATTTTGAAGGGATGCTGAGTTACGCTTCTCCATAGTCATAGGAGTTCCAAATGCCCAGAGACCACGGCCTGGAGGAGTCCACTTTAATTCAAACATTCTTTGAAAGGCTTCTTGGGCAGACTTCTGTGCCTTGTTATCATTCCAAGGTAGGCGATTATCTTTAGCATGGTTTTTTTGAACTGAATACATACCCTCAATTACACGACGACATACTTCATGCCAGCGTTCTTTTGTCCCGTCTTCTTTAACACGAGAATATGTACGAATAAATGTTACCTCTCCCAGAGAGTTAGATCCTGCATCTGAGAATCCAAATGGCGCTGGGATGGTTTGATATTTATTTACAAATTCTTCTGATAGACGAAAAGAGAATACGCTTTCTGACATTTATATACCTTTCAAAGTAAAATTAGACGAGTACTTCATGTTTTCTGAAGTAGTACCTAAGTATAACACAGTTTAAAAAGAAAAACACGCTCACTAAGAGCGTGTAAATCTTTACTTTAGAGTTAGTACTTTTTGTAAATTAAAGTGCTACTAACTATTTATACATAACGAATTGCGCGAACTGGGAAAGCACCAGTTCCTTTATCAGAGTAGTCCTGAGTGCCATCTACCATACTTTGTATATGAGCATCTGACGTAAATTGCTCACTAGATGCCCAATAATAGGTTTGAGCAGCGGTTCCGCTTGTTGGAAAACCACCGACAACTGTTTTTTGTAAGTAAAGTTGAGCAAGTTCTAATCTTGAAGGTAAGAACCAATCCGTTTTACCGCCACCAGTATAGGAGCGGCATCTAGTTGCGGCTTTATTGGCGGTACTGTTCTGCGCCACTATCGCAATTGAGTTGGTCAATCCTGCACCGATAGCGGTGGAAGTGCCTACAAGAGTATTTCCATTTCCAGACCAATTGAGTTGTTGTGTAAGATTAAATGCTGGGGAAGTAGAAGAATTTGCTGCTTCCATATATCTTCCCCAGGATAAAGTGCTTCCAGCATCATAGAATATTTTACCTCCGCCAGGACCAGTATCGCCTATAGAATAAACAATAGGGGCAGATAAAGATCCTGCACCTGAAAAAGATCCGACTCCGCTGAACGTATTTGGCATATTATTCTACTAGTTCTTGCCAATTAAGATCTTCTTCTACCCACATATACATTTTACCATCTGTTGGATATGAAGTAGGTGGTTCATATGATGCAGTTTCTAAATTTAATGTCCAAGATGGGAATTGCTGAACTCCATAGCACTCTAAGGTTTGTCTTGCAATTAATTCTGATTCCGCCCAAATCCATCCTTCAACGGGATAAGAGTAGGTATCCTTTTGATCTATCCATAATTCAAAGTTATCATTGATAACTCTATCGGCTGACCAAATTAGAAAGCCGTTGTCATTTTTATAAAATCCTTGCATTATATTTCTCCCTTATTCTACGTAACGAATTGGTCTAATATACCAGGTTCCACTTTTTGCAGTAGAAGCTTCGCCGCTGCTATAGCGACCATAAGCATTTGTTGCACTGCTCTCAGTTGAGGACCAATAGTATGCATTACCAGCCACTGGTGAATACGAAGCCCTATTAGCAATAAATGGAGTTAATTCATCTCTTGATGGTAAGAACCAATCAGTAAATCCATTAACCTCATATGCGTCACAATATGTTCCTGCTTTACTTGCTGTATTGTTTTGTGCAACTATGGCTAAAGTATTTGTATATCCTGTGCCAATTGCTGAAGATGTTCCAACTAAAGTATTAGTGTTACCTGACCATGTTCCTGTTGTATCACTAAAATTTGAAGCACCAGCAGGAGCTGGAGCACATTCTAAATACTGACCCCAAGATAGTGTGCTTCCAGCGTCATAAAAAATCTTTCCTCCTGCAGGACCAGTTTGACCAATAGTATAAACTGCTTTATTTTTTAAACTACCGACACCTGAGAAAGATCCTTGACCACTATAAGTACTTGGCATGTTGCATTACCAGGCACTCATTATATTCATAAGAGAAATATCTTGTTCATATCCACTTGCATCAAGTGATGCATGTATTGGTGATGTAATTTTTGTTGCAGATGCTACTCCAAGTGTAGGAGCAGTCATTGTTGGGCTAGTTAAAGTTTTATTTGTAAGAGTCTGTGTATTTCCAGCAGTTGTAATTATATTATCTGCAGACAAAGTTCCAACATATGCGTTACTGCCTCCAGCTGGAACAATTCTAACGTTTGTGTCTCCACTTACTAAGAAATCACCAGTTCCGCTAATTGTGGATGTTCCTGAAAGTGTTGCACCTGATAATGTTAGTCCCGCAATTGTTGTGACGGTAGCTCCTGAAGCAATTGATGTTGATCCAAGTGTTGGTGCTGAATATCCTGATACTGTACCCCAAGAAGTTGAAGTTCCATCTGTAGTAAGGTACTTACCTGAGTTGCTAGTTTGTGAAGCAACTAAATCAGTTCCGTTATATTTTAATGTCTTACCTGAAGCAAGATTAATATGCTCTGATGAAGTCCAAGCATCTGTAGCGTCTACCCAGTTAAAAGTTTTATCAGTTGCCCCCTTGAGTGTGAGGCCACCACCGTCGGCAGTTGTATCAGTTGGGGTATCAACATCACCAAGGATAATATTCTTATCATCCACTGCAAGAGTAGTAGAGTTAATTGTTGTGGTTGTGCCATTAATTGTTAGGTCCCCTGAAAGTGTAAGGGATGTACCAGTTGCAGCACCAATGTTTGGTGTTACAAGTGTTGGGGTATCAGCAAAAACAAGTGTTCCACTACCATTGTGATCAGAGATTACTGATTGAAGTTCTGATGAAGAAGTTGCTGCAAAAGCATCCAACTTATTGTTTGTAAGAGCAACAGTACCTGTAGCATCTGGGAAAGTTACTGTACGGTCACCAGTTGGATCTGCAACTGTAAGTGTTGTCTCAAATTCATTTGCTGTTGTACCTTCAAGAACGATTGAACCATCTGAAAGCGTAAGTCCTGAAACTACTGGACTTGTCAAAGTTTTGTTTGTTAAAGTTTCTGTTTTGCTTTCAGTTGATTTGGCATCTAATTGAGTTTGTATTGCTGAAGTAACACCATTAAGGTATCCGATTTCTGTATCTGTAACATCTGTAACACGAGCCTGAATTGTTGTAGTATCTACATCAAATTTACTTGTTCCAGCATTCCAGCTAATTCCATTACCTGCAAGTGTAGACTGATCTACTTCTGCTCCACCAATTTCTGAATCTACATATTCTTGTGTTGCTACTGTTCCTGTTTCATCAGGAAATGTTATAGTACGATCTGCTGTGGGTTCTCCTGCTGAAAGGGTAAGTTCGTGAGCATCTGCTGTTGAACCTTCCATTACGATTGTTGAAGTAAATATACCAATGTCTGTAATGTCTGAAAGGTTTCCTGTTGTAATAACAGTTCCTGTAACATTTGGAATAGTAATTGTACGATCTGCTGTAGGATCTGTTATTTGAAGTGTTGTTTCAAATCCATCTGCCGTTGCACCCTCAAATGTAATACTTGAGCCAAAGGCAGGGTTTACTGTTGAATTAGCATCAATAAAGTAATCAAGGGTTAGCCAGTGATTTGTGCCATCACCAATTTTAAACTTGTTTGTATCGGTCTCATATCCAATTTCGCCAGGTTCAAGAATGGGGCCATTTCCTGAATTTGTTGAAATCCATTGAGCCGCAGTACCTCTGCGCTGTTGCATTCTTGTTGCCATTTATAGCCTCCTGTGGTGTATGTTAATATTATATCAGATAATTAGTTGAAATTATCTAATGGACTTCCGCCATCATAGCTGTTTGTCCAGTACTCTGAATCATAGAATCCTGCAATTTCAGCTGATGTAAAAATTGAATCATAGAAGCCTGCATCTTGGAATACTGAAACAATAAGTCCAGTTCCGTCAATTGCAGTATCGTGAATGTGTTGTCTAAGATCGGCGGTATCGGAGAAAGTAGCAATCATAATCCATTCAGCAGCATCTGTTGAATAAATAGATAAATGTTGTGTTACAGTGTCAAACCATAATTGACCATCTACTGGACTTACTGGCTCTGTTGACTCTGTTGGTACGATTGGAGCTTTAGTGTCTACATATAGCTTTGTAGCGGCATGTGTATTTTCAGTAGGTGTATCTACTGTTACAGTACCGCCAAAAGATCCACCAAGGGCAACGATTAACCCATTTTTTACTTTAAAATCTTTATCAGTCGTTGCCACTTGGTTTCTCCTTTATTAGTAGTTTGAACTATTAAGTAGTGTTGCTACTGTAACAACTTCACATGCTACTGCTGCTGTTGCAATTAGTTGATAAGTATTATCAACATAGTCTGCAGAGAATGAAGCAAGATTGTTTGCATGTGTGCAAATTGTTCCATATTCAGTAATTGCAATATTATTGTTTCCATCTGTTGTAAGAAGAATTTCTGTAATTTGTGAATGTTTAGTTCCAGAAACAGGTCCAGCTACAGTAACAATATATTTTGCTGAATCATAGTTACTAAAGGAATGAACATTTGCAGTTGAAGCAGTTCCAAATACTGTAAAGTTTGCTTCTTCTTGACGGACACCATTAAGTAAAATAGAGACTGTTGTAACACTTGCTGGGTAAATAACTTCATCTTGAATTGCACTAGTTGCACGAACATTTGAGAAGTAAAGATTTGTGCTTCCTTCTGTTAAGTCATCTGTGTCAAGACCTGCTACAACCGCATCGGTTGCACGAGCATTTGAGAAGTAAAGGTTAGTGCTTCCTTCAGATAGATCATCTGTATCAAGACCTGCTACAACTGCGTCAGTTGCACGAACATTTGAGAAGTAAAGATTTGTACCTTCGGCAATATCATCTGTATCAAGACCTGCAAGTGCTGTTGCAATTGAGTTTGCTGCCTCATAGTTATTAGCAAGTCCATCTGCATAATTTTGTGCATTTGTTTGTGCAGTTGCAGCAGAACCATTAGCATCATACCAACCGTCTACTGTAGTGCGATCAACAGAAATATCATCAGAGCCATCAAATGCAAGACCTGAACCAAGTGTTGCTGCAATGGTGTCTGCAGTAATATCAATACCTTGACCTACAGTTAATGTATTTTGCTTCTGTGAAAGGCTATTTGCCATATCAGTTGCATAGTTTGGATTTTCTGCAATTGCATTAGCTAATTCAGCAAGAGTATTAAGAAGTTCAGGTGCTGAATCAACAAGTGCTGCCACAGAGTTATCTGTGTATTCACTAGCATATGCTTGAGTTGCAAGTATATCTGATCCCCAGAAAATGTATTCACCTGCACCTGGTGTAATAACAACGTTACCATCACCATTAATTTCAAAGTCGCCTGCACCAGTGAAGGTAATTGCATCGCTAAATGATTTGTTTGAAAGTGTTTGTGTATCTGATGTTCCAACTACGTTACCAGTTACTCCGTGAATATTTGAAGTAAGGCCTTCGTGTGTTGAAAGGTCTGCTGCTACATCTCCTGCTGCACCAAGTACATCATATGATCCTGCGGTTGCATCCTGTGCACGAACATTTGAGAAGTAAAGATTTGTGCTTCCTTCAGTCAAATCATCTGTATCAAGACCTGCTACAACTGCGTCAGTTGCACGAGCATTTGAGAAATAGAGATTTGTAGTTCCTTCAGCTAGATCATCTGTATCGTGGTTTGAAATATCTGATACTTGACCAGTTACATCACCAATTAAGTCTGCTGTAATTACGTTAGCAGCAAAACTTGCATTTGTATCACGAAGAACTACTGCATTTGCGTTTGCTTCTGGTGTTGCTGATCCACCAATAAGACTAATGATGTAATCTTGGTCTGCCTGTACTTTAGTAAGAATGTCGTAGCCATTAACGGTAGCTGTTGAACCTTCAACTACAAGTCCATTCTTAATTCTGAAGTTTTTATTTACTGTTGCCATTTTTTATCTCCTTAGTTATGCCTTCAAACCAATACGTGCATAACGTACGGTTATAGGTGTTATTCCTGGTGCTGGTGTAACAGTTATAGCAACTGTATTTCCAGCTCTGGAGACGCTAATGGTGCCAATATTCCCATCGTTGTCTATTATTCCATATTCACTAACTGATACGTCTGTACCGTCATTTAATATGTTTAATTCTGTAGCGTAATATTTATTATCGCCACCAGAAGTCTTTGATATTGAAATTAAGTACTTTACTAAGCGCCATTCAGTAGCATTATAATTATTTATAACGGTTGCACTTTCAATTCCATCAATTGTACTTTCATTATTGCCTGCTGTACCAAGATCTGTACTTTGTGCAGAAAGGGTATCAATTAAGTCTTCATAATTTGCCTGTGAAGGACGATCTCCCGTTTGGAATAAGGCCTTTACGCTTGAAAGTGATATTTTCGCCATAGTTGTATTATATCATACGTTTATATTAGTACTGATTGGCATACCCTAAAGATAACTTTTTAATCAGTCTTTTCTGTCTTAGGTATTGCCAAATGATTTCCATTGCCATCTATACATGATATTGTGTATCCAAAATCTTCTAAGTCTTTAAAAATGTCTGAAATCTTGGTCGCATCAAATATTTTTAATGTTTCAACAGGAGGTTTTTGTGAGTTGTGCTTAAACATAATAGATGGCTTAAACTTTTCAATAGTTTCTTTTGCACCTTTAATTACTAGGTGTTCTTTACCTTCTAGGTCAATTTTGATATAATCGCAGGACTCTAGGTTTAGACTATCTATGGCTATTTCTTGTTCCGATTCCCCAAAAGAATTACCATAAAGAGTGATATCCGATAAATTGTTTGCTAACACGTTTTTACTAAGCAATTCAAATAATTTTTCCTGGGGTTCAAAACAGTGAATTTTTACATTTGAGTTAATACTCTTATAAACAACGGTGTGCGAGCCAGCGTGGGCTCCAATATCTAAAATAGTTGAAGAATTTTTTATAATGTCTGATAGGTGGTTTTCAATTAGATCTTGTTCATATATTTTATTAATAGATAAAAACTTAGTAAAGTCTAGATCGTTTTTATGGTAAGAGATGTATCCACAATCTGTTGTTTTTTCTTGTACCTCTGAGTTTTTAGATTTCCAAAACTCTGTTATTTGATTATAAGATCTTGTGTGGCTTTGTAAAATGTGGTCTTGATTTATTGATGAGTTTAATTTTAGGTTAGTAACAAATAATGGCGTAGAGTATGTTTTTGCTGTATAATAAATAAGAAAGTCTGCGACAGATTTTTTATCTAAATAAAAATTAAACTTATCATCTGGATAGTGTTTCTTAATTAATTTTTCAGCATACTCTCTTTTGATTAAATATGCACCTGCAGACCAATCATTAATTTCTTTTAAATGAGTATTTGTGTTTATATTTATGTTATGTATTATACACATTTGTAATATATCGTATTTTTTATTTATATTTTTTAAAAACTCAGACCAATTAAAGTCCCAATATTGAACAGTTTCAAAACTTACATCATCTTCCATAATTATTGCATAGTCAGAATCAGAAGTTTCAAGCCAAGTTTTTATTGCTGTCAGGTGGGACATGGCTGCACCGAGTTCTGGCTTTGTTAATGTTAATGCATCAAACTTAATTACATCTGATTCCATGTTATGGGTGTTACCATCAATTGCATCAATAAATGTAAAATCTTTTATGCCGTGACTTTTAAATTGTTTTAGCATAAAATCTTTACGATCTTTACGATCTTTAAGGTTGATTACGTATATTGGTCCAAAGGACTCTAATTTATTATTCAAACCAATATGTCCCAGCGTGGGTTACTTTTACATAAGGGGCTAAATAGATTGTGCCGCCAAAATTCTTCCATAACTGACAAAACTGATAATCTTCAGATAATAGTCTTTCAGACTCTGGGTTAATTCCAGTGTTCCAAAAATCGTAAACTGGATCTCCTTTTTGAATGGATCCCATTCCAGATTGATCAACTCTATATTGACCAACATGTGGTTTTAAAAAATCAAAAACTTTTCTTTTAATTGCAACAAGTCCAGTTCCAACATAAACAACCTCTACTTTGTTATTTGGATTTTTTGCAAGAATTTGTTTTTGTTCTTTACTTATGTTTACATTATATATTGAGGAATGTTTTGCTAAGTTTGTTTTTCCATCTACCGCTGCTTGTGCAACTTTTTCCCAATTAATACCTTTCATGGGAACTGCAGCACCAATAATGTCAACTTCTTCTTCCACCATTTTACACACGCCTTTTGGATCAAAACCTTCGTCGGCATCAATAAAAATAAGATATTCAGAGTTAGTTCTTAAAAATATTTCAGTCAAAGTATTTCTTGCTCGTGTAATTAATGATTCATTATATAGGTCATGGTATAAAACCTCATGTCCGCGGGACCTAAGCAAATTTATTAACTCCATCATACTTTTCATAAAAATACCATGGCAGACACCACCATACATAGGAGTTGCTATACTAATTCTAGCCAATTAGATTACCCCCTTTATGTTATCTAGATTTTTAAAAGACTCAACTTTATTATACCACTTCAAAGAATTTGTTTTTATTAACATTGGCATATATTTGTCCCACAATTCTTTTCTTTCAACATATGGGCTAGTTTTAAATCTAGAGTAGTCTGATCCAGTAGTCTTTGTGTGTTTCATAATAAGTTTATCTATTACAGCTATTTTATTTTTTGGTGCCCCTAACAAAGCGTTCCATACGTGTTCCATCCCCCACATAGACTCTGTTGCTCCAAAAGTATGAGACAAATATAACATAACTTCTTTTTTAAATGATGGCGCCATGACTTCAACAAAATTAGTAAACCTTATATCTGAATCTGGTTTATTTGCAGTAATTGGAAGATTTACATTATTTACAACTGATGGCTGTGCTATCCATAAATCATATTTTTCCATTATTAAAAACATCTCTTCTATATCTTTTATATCAATGTCTAAATCATCGTCGGGTAGCCAAATGTATCCATACTGCTGTATTTTTTCAAAATTGTCTGTTATTATTTCTTTTAGAAATTCATATTTTGATTTTGTTTTAATGTTAAGAAAATAAGTTGATTGTGATTTATATTTTTTTAAATTTGTTTCATTGTTTCCATAATATATTAAAAATAAATCAACACTGTCAGACCCAACCCATTTTTCATGTAATGAATTATCTCCAACTGCAGATATAATTAAGTTTTTATTCATTCTTAGTATCAAAACTTTCCGTAAAATTTAATGCACTTTCTATTACTTGGTGCATATCGTAATATTTGTATTCGGCAAGTCTTCCACCAAAATAAACATTTGTCTCAAGTTTTGAAAGTTCTAAGTATTTATTGTAAAGATCTTGATTTTGTTTATCATTAATTGGATAATAAGGTTCATCTCCTTTATTCCATTCAACGGGGTATTCTTTTGTTATAATTGTTTTATTAGAATTATTTTTATAAAAATGTTTATGTTCTATAATTCTTGTGTATGGCACACTTTCTTCTGTATAGTTAACAACAGAATGACCTTGATAGTTATCTATGTCTAAAGTCTCATGCTCAAATTCTAATGGACGATATTCCAAGTCGCCAAACTTGTAATCATAAAATTTATCTATCTGCCCTGTAAATATAATATTTTGTGCAAGGCTTTTTAAAGATTCTTTATTCTCAAAAAAATCTGTATTAAGTTTTATGTCTATTCCATCAAGCATCTTTTCAAATATTTTTGTAAAACCCTCAGTTGGCATTCCTTGATAATCATCAAAAAAGTAATTATTGTCATATGTGTATCTTACTGGAAGTCGTTTAATAATACTAGAAGGTAAATCTTTAGGGTCTTTTAACCATTGTTTTTTTGTATATCCCTTGATTAATTTTTCATAAATTTCTTCTCCTATATTTGCAATTGCTTGCTCTTCAAGGTTTTGAGGCTCTCCAATAAATTTTTGAGAATCAATAATATCTTTTGCTTCTTTTGGAGTATTAACGCCCCAGAGTTTGTTAAAAGTCCACATATTAAAAGGTAAAGAATATAGTTCATCCTGATATTTAGCAATTACATGATGCCTATAGTTATTAAATGTTGTGAATCTATTAATGTATTCCCAGACTTTTTTATTAGAGGTATGAAAAATATGAGCTCCATATTTACTTACATGTATTCCTTCAATTTCTTCTGTATAACAATTGCCACCAATATGATCTCTTTTTTCTACAACTAAGCATTTATATCCTTTATCTGTAAGTTCTCTAGCACATACAGAACCATAAAAGCCTGCTCCAATAATTAAAAAATCATATTTCATATTAACTCTTTCTTGTTACTTTAAACGCAACTTGCTCATTATGGATCTGATTATTATTGCTAGAGTATGCTATAGGCTCATATTCCCAGGAGTACGTATCTAAAAATTCTGAAAAAGCTTTAAACTCATGATCCTGCCATGTTTCATAATTAAAAAATTCATCAAACAAAAAAACACAAGTCTCTCCTAGGTAAGGCTCTATAGAGTCTAAAACATATTTTGTAGATGAATACAGGTCTGCATCAAAATGAACAAAAGATATATTTAACTCCTCATTTAAAAAATCTAACAATGTTTCTTGAAATAATCCAACTATGATTGTTGCCTTATCTATTTTTGGAATTTTATTTGTAGCAAAAAGTCCTTTTTCAAAATTTGGTCGCCAGTCTTCTGGAAGCCCAAGAAAACTATCAAACCCATAAGATTTGTCTGGAAAATGTCTAGAAATTATACCCAATGTTTTTCCTGAAAAAACCCCAAACTCTAAAGCAATACCATCTTTTTTTGCTTTATCTAAAGCACATTTTAAAGTATTATCTTTATGGTTTGTTTTTTCTGCTTTAAAATAAACACTATCTATAATTTCATTGTTCATTTTTTCCCCTAAATAATATAATTTGAAAAACCAATAATTTGAATGCCAATTCCTGGAGGATTTGAAGCAGAAGTTCCTTCAATTCCTATAGTAGTAAATCTAACTCTAAATGGAAGTATTGAATTAATTACCGTCAAAGGAGCAGAATAACTTATTTGTGTTAT